TTACACTTCAAGAACTCTACGATGTGTTCTTCAGTAAATTCTTGAGTTGTATTTGCCTTCTTTAGATTTGGATTACCAAGATAGATGTCACTTGTAGGCATAATTTACTTTTTTTTCTTTTTTAGTTTATTGAGCATGTCTCTTATCTTTGCTCTTGCTTCAGGGTTATCACCAGGTTCTCCTGAATTATCAGGTTTGAATTCTGCACCAGGACTACTAGGTGTCAAATCTTTATTGAAATCATTTATTTTTTCTTGACCTTGTTTGTGAGTTTTATATCTACCACTCAAGTTCCTTGTAGGTCTTCCTCCAATACCATCTGTCCATGATTCACCATCTTTAGGATTAGGTTTTGGGGTTACTTTAGGTCTGTTTACTTTATCACTTGGATCATATTTTTTACTCATCATATTTTTTATTATTCCACCAGCACCTATCGCTGACATAACATATGGTGCTGCAACTTTAGCAACAGCAAAACCTTTGGCAATAGCAGGTATCGCCATTGCATATTCATCAAGTTGTTCTACAGGTAATTTTTCCAACCACTCTTTGAATGTCTTCTGTTCTTTGACACTGAATGATGTTGTTCCGTATGCCTTATCAATTGCTTCGATACCTTGTTTGATCTTATTTTTTCCTTTCTTATTTGCTTTAGGAACTTTTTTCTTTGGTTTATCTTCCTTTGGTTTATCTTCCTTTGATTTTTCAACCTCTGGTTTCTTTTTGTCTGTTTTTGCTAATGAACCGCCACCAGATAAATCGTCTTGCTGTTTGTTCTTAGGATACTTGGTTTTTGGTGTGCTTGACTTAGCAGCCATAGTTTCTTTTTTCTTCTTAGCAATTTCACCACCCACTTCTGTTGCCTTTACGTCAATAGTAGGACCCGACTTAGGTTTTACATTCTTTGCTATCTGTGCAGATTTCTTTACCTCACCACCCATAACTTTTGGGTTGACAACTTTTGAACCAGACTTTGCAACCTTGCTACCTGCCTTTGCAACCTTGCTACCTGCTTTTGCAACCTTACCAGCACCTTTTGCTACTGCCATCGCTGCCTTTCCAACAACAGCAAGAGCACCTTCTTTCATCTCTTTTTTCTTCTTTATCCCCTTTAATGCTGAGTCTAGTCTGTCCATGTCACTATGATTCCTTACCTATATTTAGTGAGATGTGATCTGCGATTATTTTATGTCCTTGTTTATTTGGATGACCACCAGATCTCGTATCACTTTTTTTGTATTTTCCTTGACAATAGTTTTCTGGGTTTTTTATTCTTGTGCCAATTAAATCAGTCAAGCATGTGAGTGGTTTCTTATCCATGTTGCGATACCATGATGATTCTATTTTCATGACTTCTCTTTTGATTGTCACAAAATAATATTTTATATTTTTTGATTTGAAATAATTTTCAAGTAAAAATTTATTTTTATGAAAATTTGCCACATGTAAATTATCATTATGTAGATGCTCAAAATATATTTTTGACAATTGCTTTGTATAACCATTTTTTAATACGTTACCTATACTAAGGTAATCATAAGCATCTTGTGATGACTGACGTATCTCTGTTCTTGATGGTTTTGTAAATTGTATTACTGCTAAATCAACCTTATTATTCTCACAATGATCTAATGTCGTACGTAAAATACTATCATTTGATTTACCATTTTTACCCAAATTGATATGGTCTTTACCTATCAATGTAGAAAATCTATCTTTCTCAGGATTATCAAGTTCGTCACCATAAGTCCAAGAACATCCATCAAATAAAATCATTCATTGTTTTTATTCTTTAGTATCTAGTATACCTTTCTTCAGCATTTTTTGTAGATCTGATGTGCTACCCACAAACATGGTATTGTTGGTTACATTTTTAGGACCTTGATCTTCTTCTAATGCCTTCATTTTTTTCTGTAGATCTACTATCTTATCAGTGACATCTCCAACATGCTTTATTAATTGACCTGCAACTTCATATGCTCTTGGATGCTGTGAGTCCTGACATACATCAAGAATACCGTTCACTGCCTCCTGTCCTTTCTCTACAAGATTATATAATTGTGCACGACTATACTCATAGTCTTGTTGTGGTGCATCTCCACTAACTTGCACAACCTTCTTTTTAGGTTTGATGCGTTCTGTAATTTCTGCTTTGACTTCTAGTGCTTTGTCAATAGCGTCATAATTTTCCATTAGTTATTCTCTACATCCTGTCCTTGTTGGGGACTAAAGGTTTGACCATCTTCACCGAAGAACGATCTGGATTCACTGAATCCAAAATCATCACCGACTTCAATAAGACCTGAGTCAACAGCATCTACCTGACTTACAATAGCACCATCAAAGTGCTCTGTAATAGCAGATCCATACTGTCCTCTCTTGACGATAACGTTATTACCATCGATCTCTGTGATGAACATCACTTCCTTATCTATCTCAATATATGTCTTAGTAGAGAGAGATGCAGCAGAATTGACTCTGACAAGAGTTTTCGTTTTATCCACACTTGCAGTTATATTTGTTGCTGTATCATCATTATAATCTTTAGTTGCTGTAGGTGTAACAGTATATCTTTGTGCTCTAGGTGCTCTGATATTAGTTGAGTAGTCAATTTGTACTTTCTTGATTACACCCTGCTCATCAGTCGGAACCTCTTGATAAAAATATGTCTTACACACGAAGTCTAGATCATACTGTATAAATCTACGAGTAGAAAAATCCCCTTCATACTCATCAACGAACGATACATTTCTAAGAGTGAATGGTATATCTCTTTTCTCATCAGCACCTTCAAGCATATTAACAGTAACCTGATAAGATGGTTGAAAGAATGGTAGTATCTGTTCAATTATTTGCAGTGCATCATCTTGTAACTTGCATGCAAAACTCATCCTAAAACCTATGTCATAAGGCACAGGTAAAAACATTTTCTTGACTTTCTTTTTATCACCTGGTGTTGCAAAGAAAAACTTTTGTATAGGCGATGCTTTTCTTGATGAATCGTAAGTATATGATTGCAACTCAAATGATATTCTAGGTAATGTTATAGCAACATTATCATCAAAGTTTCCTTGCTGTTCAATACGTGCCAAGAATCTCTGCATAGGTCCGTATGCAATCGGAACCTTTACTGTACTGATAGATCTTCCATCAGAAGCAAATTTTTTGATATTGATATTATTGAATAACGTACCGAATGCTATTACCGACTTACGGATAGTCTCATTGTAGAAAAAATTACCTAACATTATACTTCACCAAATGGGTTGATCTCTGTAAAGTCTAAGATTGAACTATCTGAGAAAGTTTGAATCTCATCACCAGAGTTTACAACGTCGTCATCGTCATAATTGATATTATTTAGAACGTATGCAGCACCTGCTGTATTAGTAACTGTCTCACCAACAGAGAACTTATCAGATAGATTACGTGCAAGGAGTCTTCCAGTAGTAACGTTCCAGTCTGTGACGAATGCTGTGGTGAGAGATGATTGCCCAGTGATAACATCTCCGTAATGATATGTACCAAATCCGATTGTAGATGCAGCACCGATTGTAATTGTTGGTGCGACTGTGTATCCAAAACCACTGTTGCTGACTTCGATTCTTGAAACTTGTTTTGTAGTTGTATTGATAAACGCTGTACCAATTGCAGTTGTACCACCTGTAGGTGCAGGGCTGAATGTGACTGGAGGATTCATTGAGTACTGAGATCCAGCAGATGTGAGGGTTATAATACCAACACTACCTGTTGTGGCAATACCTGCAGAACCTACTGCTCCTGAACCATTTCCGTCATCTGTTAAGAATTGTACCGTTGGAGACATAGTATAACCAAAACCTGGATCAGTTATCTTGATAGATGTTACTGATAAAGTCTTGAAGTTTGATGTTCCGAAGGAAGTTGTCAATGCAACTGCTGATGCAGTTCTACCAGTACCTACTGGTGCAGCTATCTGTATAGTTGGTGCATTTGTATAACCTGTACCACCAGATACAACATCGATCTTATGAATACTTCCTGATGCTAAACTGGTAAACGCTGTAGCAGTTGAACCAGCAGCAACCAATGTCATTGTGACATTATAACCTGCAGTTCTAAAGTCATCATCAACAACATCTAATCCAGTATTGATTTCTTCCTCCCCATACTCGAATGGTTCGAGTGTTAATTGATAAGTGTAATTCTTTCTAAGTTGATAGAAGTCTACAATGTCATCTACGTACTTGATTTCAAATAAGATATCTCTCAGTGGAAAATATACAAGATCGCCCTCCAAGGGTCTCTCAGGATCCTTAGAGAGTCCTGTCACTCCATCTAACAATGGCATGATGTACTCTTTATATCTTTCTTGTGATATTAATACTTCCATATTGGCTGTTGATCTTACACCAAATTTTGTTAGTAAATTATATCCCGAATCAAATCCTTCGTATGATTTTATATACCCTTCAATTGGAAATGCTCTGTCAAACTTTGATGTTGTAACCTCTCTTAAAATAGTTTTTGTATTCACAAAGATACGTGGCATATAGACAAACTCTATGCCATGTATTGCGATAGTTTCATTAGCAAGATCCTGTAAGAGTCTTTGCTCACCTTGACTACCTTGTAAGAAGAAAGGATTGAGTGCCATTATCCAATAAAGTCTAGTGGGGGTAATTCAAACTCTGTTGTCATCTTATCTTCAAGTGCTTGCATCTCAGCAACACCATCTTCATATATCTGTCTACCATTTAGTTCTACACCACCTGGCAATTTGACTCCTTGATATTTGATAAGATTCTGACCCCATTGCTTTTTCAATTTTGCGGTAAAATATTTCTTTATCCATCTATCGTTGTAAACCTTTGGATAATCATTAGGATCTAATACCCTATAACACTCTATTATAAGATAGTCATCATTTTTCATACTACTATAATCACTATCAATGTATAATCTATTTTGCCTTCTGTTAAATCTTATCTGTTTATCTGGATGTAATATAAAATCTATATCCTCAAGGTACCTCTTTGTTTGAGTGTAACTCAATAACTCCATAGAACTGAAGTAATATATCTCGTTCAAAAATAACTGATATGTTATGTTGAACATGTTAGATGCTATCGCACGACTATCTACTTTCCATACCTTCTCAATACCTATCACAGCATCTGGAACTTGTATAAAGTTCTGTGTCTCTTCAAATGAAAATACAGTAGTACCAACACCTGTTATGTTTACACTCGGAGATGTAGTTGTAGTGAGACCTGTTGATGTTTCTTTACCCTCTGCACTGGTTGCCTGTATAGTATCTGTAAAATTCTTTGTTATCTTGTGCTTTAGATACATCTTCTCTACACCGTCCATGTGACGATCTTGATAAAAGATTATAGTATCATCTAAATTATCTTCGATTTGCTCATCGGCTACGTTGATCTCCAAGACAGGGTGACCTAATTGCCTCTTTGCATATTCTACTAATTCCTGTCTAGTCGATGGGTTTGCCATTTCTATCTACTTTTTTGTATTTATGCGGTACGTCTGATACAGACATCAACCTCATCACCTACGGTGAGACCAGTTGCATCAGTAAGTGTTACAGATGGACTTCCTATTGAGTAGTCAAGACCTTTGAATACTTGAATACCATTTACATATACTTGCATATTATCCTCACTTATATCAGTTGAGGTGGGTGTAAAGTTTGTTTGTTGATCTGTAGCAACAAATGCATCTTCTGCATTATCAGATACTATCTCTACATGTGCACCCTCTGCACAAGGTTGCACTAAGGTTACAGGAGCAGCAACACCAAAATCACTTCCAACTCTTTGCTTTACACCATTGACGAATACTCTGAAATTTTTCTGGGCTGACAAACTTCCTGAGAGAGGAAATAGTACCTGACCCTGTGTCGCTGTAAAATATTCCTCATCAATCGTATGACCGAAGTAAATCACTGAAACGACTTGATCACCTACACTCAATCCCTCTTCAAATGTAATTGTGGAATTACTTGATGTTGTAAAGTCTTTTGATGAACTAGCACCTTGAGGTCTTTGCTTTACACCATTTACAAAGACTTGAGCACTATATGTACTGGTGCCATCATTATGTGGATGTGGTGTGCTGAAGACTGTTTGTCCTTGAGTTGCAGTGACTATACCTGTAGAGATTGTTGTTGCAGCACCTGTAGCACCTCCTCCTCCACCAGATAAAGT